CGCTCTTCCGATCTCCCTTTTCGTGAACCTGTGGCAAGTGTGTTTGAATATCCTAGCATCAAATTTGTAGCATCAGACAGCGTTGCCCCTGTTGATTCAATATTGCTTTTTTGGTTTGCTAAACCCGTGTTAAACTCTGAACCTTTTTGTGAACCGGTTTCTTTAGTATCAGCTGAACCCAATGCGGCATTTGTTTCGTTTGCAATATTTTTGCCGGTTTCAACTAACAGCGGCGATTTTGACGCCATACCTTCTTTGAGGTTGTCACCGATATACTGTCCGGTCATTCCAAACTCCGGCAAAAACTCTCTCATTTTTCCATCTGCGCCAATCATCATATTTTGTGCAGCCATCGCCATATCGAGACTTTTGCTCTCAAATCCAACTACTGCACTCGCCCCTGCTTTTGCAGTGGATTCTTTTGCTTTAGCTTCAAATTTCTCCAATTCGGCTGTTGACAAATCAACCATGTTTTTGGCACTGTCAACCATCGCTTTTGTAACACCCGGGGCGCCTGCATCTGCTGCAGCCTTCAATTCTTCATAATTCTTCGTCATGTTTTTGACTTGATTTTCAAGACTTGCTTTTGTGCCGACTTCGGCTGTAACAAAACTGTTGATGGTCTTTTGCATGGCCGCTTCGATTTTTTTAGCATCCCCGGAAGCAATCGCGCCTATCAGTCCTTCGTAGTTTTGTATCGTGGCATTGTACCCGACCCATGCTTCTTCTGATTTTTTAGCCGCTTCATTTAATTCGCCTTGCTTTTTTTCGAGCCCTTCAACTTTCGCTTCTGCTTCCGCAATATCTTTTGCCCAAATATTCAGTTCGCCCCTGCTCATCGCAGTTGTATTCTTGTATTCTTCCGTTTTCTTAGTGAGTTCTCTTTTTGCCTCTGTCAGTTTTCTTTCATTTTCCTCAGCAACCTTTTGTGCCGCGCTGTATTCCGTGTATGCGCTTGTTTGGTTTCTGATTGCCTGTTCATAATCGCCATGCATTGCCGATACTACAGCTTCTGTTTTCTTTGATTTGATAACTTCATCTATGGATTTTCTTAAATTTCCATAATTTTCTATAGCGCCGTCTACGACTTCCATTTCCAATCCGAGAGCCGGGTTCAAAATTCCAAGAATCGTATTAACACGGTCAATGTATCCATCTTTCACACGGCCGTTAGCGTCGACAAGGCCGTCCAACTCCTGCGCAAGGGTTGAATATTGTCCATATTCGTTTTCTATGCCGGACAAAGACTGCTGGCGGGCTTCTGCCATTCGTGTAAATGCATCACTGCTTGCGTCAATTTTTTCAACAAGTGTTTCCTCAGATTCAGACAATTTCGCATTGTCCTCAATCATATTTTCGACATGTTGATGTTGCATTTCGATTGCCCCAACAAGTAAGCCGACTGCTGCTGTGGCAAGTCCAATTGGGCTTGTAAGTCCTCCTAAAGACGTTCCTATATTTTTAACGGATGCGATAAAGTCTGATAATTTATTCGCTGCAAAAGTTGTTAGCATAACACTTCCAACAACTACAATCGCGTCGCCTATCTCGTCAATATGTTCTACCGCAAAATCCGCAAATTCTTTAACTACCGGCAGTGCTTTTTCCGCTAATGGTTTTAACAATTCATTTTGCAGCTGCCGTCCGACAATTTTAAACTGTTGCCCGACGTCATCATATTTGACTTTATTAATCTCCTCCATTGTGCCTTTTGTATCTTTGTATTTGTCATTGGCTTTTGTCAGCGATTTAATAACTTTCATGGCATTATCTTCGCCAAGTGCAGACCATACATTGCTTGCGATACTGAGGGCTTCCTGCTCATTTGTTGTGTTGTTCAAATCTTTAATGACTGATTCAAACACATCTTTTGATGTTTTTTTGCCTTTTTTCCACTCTTTAAATAACGTCTGTGTTTCTTTTGAAAATGAATCTAAATTATCCTCAATTCGTCCATCTGATAATGATATTGTAAACTCTTTTACAAAATCGTTCACTTTGTCCAAATTGTACGCACCGGAATCTAAGCCATTTTCCAAAATAGCGAACATTTCTTCGGCGCTGAATCCGGCTTGGTCCCATAACTGTGAATACTCCGCAATGTTGTCACTTAATTCATTGGATTTATCAAGCCCATTTTGCACGCCTTTCGCCATGAGGTCAAACGCTTCTTCCGCTGTCAGCCCCATATTTTCCATGAGTGCATCAGCACCACGAAGATTCTCCTCAAAATCGCCGCCCATTGCATCAGTAAAGGTCATTGTGTACTCTGTCAGTTCTTTCATTTTCTCCGGGTTGACTTCGCCTGTATACTGTTTGACCTTTGCCATCTTGTCAGCAACATCGTTTAAATCCTCACCCATGCCGTTAAGATACAATTCATCAATTTGTTTTTTGAATTTACCCATCTCGTCGGCACTTGCGCCCGTTTGAATTTGAAAAGAGTTATGTGATGTTTCGGACTGAACTGCAAAGTCCTTCAATGCATCGACTGTATTTCGTATGCCATCAGCCACCAAATCAGCAAGTGCGCCTTTCATTACCGTAAAGCCTTCAGCCGCATCACCTGATGATTTTTCGACATTTTCAAGTGATATGTCAAATCCATCGGCCGCCTTGCTTGCTTGTTCTAATTTTGCACGGTTATCTTGCAATTCTGTTGATGTCTGCTTAATCTGCATTGCAAGTCTCTTGGCTTCCTCTGAGTTTTCGCCCTGTTCCAAAGCTACGTTGGAATATTCTGTTTTCAATCTATTTAAAGCCTGTTCTTGCTCGCCGATTGTATTTTTTAACTTGTCATAAGCACTTTTTTGTTCTTCTGCTGCGTCCGCGGTTTCTTCGGACGCAGTGTTTAAATCATCAAGTTTTTTCCTATACTTATTAAATTCGGACGCGGTTTTATTGACCACTGCCTGCTGATTATTGATTTTAACCGTCAGATTTTCAGCCGCCGCCGAATTTTCACCCTGTTCATCTGCGACAATTTGATATTGCTGTTTTAGCAATTCAAGCTTTTTATTTTCCGCTTCGTGAACGCTTGATAATTGCTCTAATTTGGCTTGCAAGCCGTCGGCAGAATTTTCGTAATCATCCATGCCGGAAGATGCCGCTTTAAAAGCAGAATTTGCAAGCCTTATTTGACGATTCGCCTCCTGCATTCCGGCTTTTAGCTCAGAAATATCAACCGAAAATTTAGTTGTAATTGGCTCTCCTTTTATAGACATGCTGTCGCCTCCGACTAATACCAGTCGTCATTTTGTGCGCGTACGCGCATAACTTTTTGACCGTTTTTCCCAATGCGACTTGTATTTCTTGATTCTTTTGACGCTCTGATTTGCTGCGTCCTTAAATCCCTGTATAACTTCATAACTTTGACATATGGCTTTGCTTCCAATGTCCATGGCGTCATTACAGGAAATTCTTTGCAAATATTGTATTTTAACGTAAAAAATAATTCATGAAACGGGAGGGGTTCTCCCTCCCCATTTAGTTTTTTGGGTCATTCGGTAATTTTGCCATTTCGGCAAATGTAAACATCGCAATTTGTTTAAGCGTCGGCACCAGTTCTTTAAGCTTTACGCGCTTCCATTCATCTTCTGTGATATCCCCGAATACATCTGACAATACGCTTTTAATTTCGCCGTATGCCCCATACACTTTTTGCAGCAAATCAAGATTGTTCGTGATGTTGTCAATATCTAAAATTTCCATTAGGTTTTCAATTGTGCCCAGCATGATGTCTACTGTCTGTCCATTAGCAACCCGAACAACTTCTCTGCCTTTTGGGTCATAAATGTTTATTTTTAATATCATAGTTAAATCTCCTTTTTAAACGCATGTTTTGTGCAAAATGGGGATATCGTTGTATCCCCATTTTCGCCACATCATTGTTTTTCCCTTCATTTTGATTAATCAGTTTTTGTTTTCAACGCATCCGGGTCCGTCACAGATTCAAAAAATGTGCTTACATCAGCTTTTGATTCTTTTGTGTCATCAACAACGACCGCTTTCGCCGGCTTTCCGTTTTTTGTAAATTTATGTGACGTTGAGATGCCTGTATAAGTTAATTCCATATTATTTGTATCTGTGCCGTCATCTTTTGTTGCTGATGTTTCGTCCGGGATTGAGAATGTGCCCTTTAATCTCCAAACGTAGCGCTCGACACCGTCTGTGCGTCCAACAATGTAGCCTAACGCAAAATATTTAACCTCACGTTCGCAGTCAATCATCGCGCCTGTCTCTGTATCAATGTCTTTTCCGACCAATTTTGCATAGGTCGCCAAATCCGGCACAGAACATGTCACAGTGATTTCATCCGCGCCCTCAGAATCAATGACGATGGCCGGGATATTGTCATAATAATGTGCTTCGGATGATGTTTCCGTTGACTTTGAAATTTCTCCCGCGCCCGCAATCGGGAACACTTCTCCGACTTTGTAACCTCCATCAAGTTCATTGTCATCTTTCAAAATTTCAGCAGCTACCAAATTTCTGACGCCTCTAAATTCAACATATTTCATAGTTGTGTCCTCCTAAAAAATTAATAATTTTCAATAAAGCGGCATGTAATCATACGCCCTGTGTGCGTGATTTCATCACTTTCCACATCTTGGCCTTTGCCGTCTGTTACCCATCCGTTTGTTTGCAGTAATTTTGCCGCTTCAGCCAGTTTTGTATCTACAAGCATCGGATTATCTGAATAAAAATAAATCCAAAACGCCCATACTGCACTATGTGGCCGGTTATCATAATGCATAGCTTCCGGCGTTTCAAAATTCCAAAACGTAAAGAACGATGGCGGATATTCTTCATCGTCGTTCAAGCTGCCCTGTAGTAATACAGGGAAGCCAAACGTCTCAAGCATTGCGATTAATTTTGTTTTCACATCATCGCCTCCTTCAACGCCTTTTCGAAAATTTCTTTTTGTATCTTTTTGACTTTGTTTTTTGTAGTCGTACCGTAAATAGCGTTATACAAAGTTGTATCCTGAGGAACACCGGATACGGTCTTGCCGGATTTTCCGTATTGATTTGCAGCCGTATGTCTCGGTGTGCCATACATTAAAAACACAGATGGCAAACCGCCATTTTCAATGTTAAATCCTACTTTGACACTGCCTCGTGTGCCATCCCATTTTATTTCAGGTGTAGTCACAAGTGATTTTTCTGTTTGGCCGCTGTCATGGTGCGGTTCTATGGCCGCCTGTATGCCCGGTGTCACAGCTTCAAAAGATTTTTCAAGGGCTTCTTCCGTGATTTTCTTCATATCAGCGTTCAGTCTGTCTAATTTTTCAAAAACTTCTTCAAATCCTTTAAAACCGAATTTCATCTTGTTTTTTGCCATTACGCCTTGCCTCCTACAGCCTTAACCTTGAATTTCATATATTGATTTCGCATATTGATATTTTCCGGCGCGCCAATGATATCAAATGTTACTCCGCTTTGAAGTAATACAACTCGGCAATCTGCCTGAATGTCAGGTCTGAACCATGTTTCAATGACTGCCGTATTTTCAAGTGTGTAAACGCCGTTGCTTACGGTTTCAGTTCCGCCAAACGTTCTGAATGAGCCAAAGAAGATATGCTCGTCCGATAGTTTGTGCCAGTCGGGATAAACTTTTTTCTTGACGCCGTTCACGGTTTCAGTCGATGGCTCTAATATCATCATGGGAACGTTAAACGGTGATTGCGGTTCATACATATTCTTTCACCTCAATTGATAAAGATCGGAAGAGCACACGT